TATGACACCAGTAAACACAAAATCACTATTATCATTTGTATTTTCTCAAATGGAAAAACTAGACAACAAAGAAATAGATGTAGACACAGCTAATGCACAGTCTAAATTAGTTCAACAAGCTAATAATATTATTAGGTCAGAACACGAAAGAAGTCGTGTTAAAATGGAATTAGAAAAGCATAATTCAGAGTATAAAGGTTTTATTAATTTAAGGAATGTAGAAAGCAAAAACTTTGATTAAAAAATTAACCCGCTATTAATCGTAGCGGGTTTTTAATTATATTTTTTTTATTAATTGCTCAATTTCTGTTTTTAAATTCTCTTCTATACGTTTTAAGCCATAAATATAAGCGGGGTACATATAAGGTCGTGGAGGTAAATTAACCTGTTTAATTCCTTTACCTAACGCTCTACGTGCTTGCTCATCAAACTCTTTCGGCACGCTAACTAATCCACCCGTTCCAAATTCTACGTATGGCGCATACGGTGCGAAACTTCCACCCGCCTCTACAATATAATTCATATCGTTTACAACAATTACATTTATAGACTGTATTAAATCACCCGTTAGCTTTCTAAATTTAGTTTTACCGATAACCATCTCGCACTCTTTTGTAGCAAAATCTTCCATTTCATTGGCTGTAGCTTCCATAACTAACGACAAAGTATCTTTAACTTTATCGCTAAATTTATTCAACTCAGCAATTGTTTTTTCAATACCGTTAACTTTAGGTTTAAATGCCATTTGTAGCCGTACAATAAACGATTATGTCAATATCGACTAAGTTTATATTTTCAATTTTGTCAATAACAAATTTAATATTTTTGTATTTTATGTAGTTAAATTTTTCACTTAGCATAAAATTATTTATACCTCTAAATTTAAAAATAGTAGTGTAAAAGTTTTCTATTTTACCGTTGCCAATATCCCTATTACTGTTTTTAGTTTCTATATTTGCCCACCTTTTAATGATTAAAGAATCAGATAATACGAATCCTCCCGAGCCATCATTTACCTCAGTACTACCCCATATCTCAACTCTCTTATCGTAGGCTCTCGCTAACATATATATCTTTTGTTTATATCTAATGCCATTAACACACTTTCAGGTATAAGCGTTGTATTTACTTGTTTTTCGGCTTCAAAATACCATACTTTAAGCATTTGAAAAGCCGCTTGCCTTAACTCCTCGGGCACATCTCCTGCGCTCAAATAACCTATATTTAAGACGACAACTCTATTAACTGTTGTAATAGCTGAATAAGTACTATAAATTAATTGAACGGACGTATCAGGCACTACGTTAATTGGATAGTCATATACATTAGCTATACTGTCTGCATAATAAGTTCTATCTCGTGGATATAGTATATGATTAGTACGTTTCTCAATAAACGACAAAGACCCCTCAATCATTGATATAATTTCGTCGTCTGTTTCGTTTTGGTCGTCGTCAATCCTTAGATACCTTTTTGCCTGTTCTAGTGTAATGATGGATAAATAACTCATCTAACGTTTTTTTTTGGTTTTAGTACCTACATTAGTTACTACTTCAGCAACTACTTCTATTTCTTCTACATCTTTAACGAATACAGCACGTCCACGCTCTACTGCACTTTCGTTTCTTTTATCTCCTAAATCAGCTACATCACCTACTTTATAAATTTTATTTGTGCCTATCGATTCTAATATAAATCTTATCTCCATAATGATTAATTTTTAATTAATATACAAATATACAAAAAAATATGTTGTATTTATAACCTGTATAAAACGAACTAAAAATAAATTAAAATCTTTACAATAAAAGTATTGTTTATCTAGTTATTGGTTGTATCTTTACACCATAGAAATAAATAAATAGAAATTATGACAACTCCAGAAATTTACAAACTAGCAAGCGAATTAACAGAACAACAAGTTTTAAATGTAATCTCAGGATGGGAAAATACAAAATATATTACAACTTATAATATATTACTTAGACTAGGTGATTCAATGCAAATTGCTTGCGCTTCGGTGATAGGTGAAAAATATAATGAAGTGGATAACGCAGATTTTTACAAAAAAGCTTACGAATCTTAAATAAATAGTATGACACCAAAAGAAAAAGCAAAAGAATTATTTAACAATATTTATTACATTGAAGACTCAAACGATAATTATCCAATGTCTTGTGAAACTGCTAAAAAATGTGCTTTAATTGCAGTTAATGAAATAATAAAGGAAATTGTTATTAATTTACACAGGCATGACATGGTAGATCGATATTCTTATTGGGAAGACGTTAAAAAACAAATAGATAAATATGAATAAAAATTATGCGACAAAAAAACCGTTAACAAACTAATATTCGGGTTTAAAATTAAAAAAAAATTATGAAGGCAGAAGAAAAAGCAAAGCAAATTGTAAATAAGATAATTGACGATTTATATAAAAATAATAACACTATAATATATACAGAAGATGCTGTTATTTGTGCTTTATTTTTAGTTGATGAAATTATAAACGTAATAAATCCATTTGGTCAATTTCTTGGGAAAGATTATTGGTATAAAGTAAAAGATTGTCTTGAAAATTACTAACGTAGGTATTTATTTTAAAACTCTTGTAGGCTTATTTTTAATTGCGCTTATACTTTGTTAAAAATAAACATAAAAAAACCCGCTACTAATTGTAGCGGGTTAATTCATCAAACTAAAGACTATACAGTAGTTGTGAAGTCTCCAAAGATTATAGCATTTGGACGCTCAACTGCAAGTGCAATCTGAGCTTCAATTCTAGCCGTAATGTTGTTCTTAGAGAAGTTATCATTGTCCTCAGTAGAAAATTCCAATACTAGACCTTCAGTTACTACTTTTTGAACGTAAGACCAATCACCTACAAAATACTTATTAGCAGCTAACCAAGTTGCTTTATAAACTGGAATACCGTTAATTTTTAAGTTACCACCATCCATTGTTACAATTCCCGGTAAACCGTAACCAGCACCTGTAGATTTTTCAATTAACATTATAGCCCAATAATCAGCAGGCGTTACAACTACTCCGTTAACAGCGTAATCAATGCCTTCAAGTGCAGCAACGTTAGAAATTAATCTTTCAATTCTATTTCCAGAAGTTACAACAGATGCAGTAGCTTGTGCTGATAATTCTGCGCTAAATTTAGCGTTTTCTGCTTTGAAATAGTCACGTCTTAACGCTCTAGGAATAAACGATTCCAAGAATGGTAAGTTGTTACGCATTTTCTTAGAATAAACAGTTCTACCCGCTAAATAGTCCGTAGATACGTCAATCATTGATAGGTCATAGTCAATTTGAGATTTCAATGCACCCTCAGTTTGCATCGCAATAGAACCTTCGCTTGTTGTTTCTCTAGGATAGGTATAAGTACCTCCGCTAATTGCAACTGTGGAAACTAAATCAGAAAAGTTTAGGTTCTGAGATGGTACCATTTTAACATCAAATGAATAATCTCTTGGCTGTCCTCCTACTAGGTTAGCACCTAATGTCATATTACCAACTGCCTTAATATCTAGTTGTAATTTAGTCGACTTATTACCTACTTCTCCAATTTGTACGGCATTGTCAATAATTGACTTTGTAACCACTTCACCGTAAGACTTCTTTTCGCTCATTTCTGATCCCTTTTTTTCGTTCATTTTTACGTCTAATAAATCAGCGTGGTCTTGAATAGCTTTTAATTCTACTCTTAATTCTGCTTTAATTGCTTCAAGGTCTGCACCTTTTACCATTTTCTCTTCTAGGTTTTCAATCATTGATTTAACCTCCGTTGCGTTTTCAGTAGATTTAGTTTCTACTTGCAACTTAATAGCGTCTAACGCTGTTTTAATTTCTAATGCTTCCATTGTTTTGTTTTAAAATTTGAATTGTTTTAACGTGTCTAAAATAAGCGGCTCATCCTTTAAAGTGTCATTTGACGGCTCTTTAGATAGTGCTTTTAATATTATTTCTAGTTCTCTTAATCGAGAGTCTGAATAGTCTAAGTTATACGCTTTTTGCGCTATTTCAATTATTCCATAAAATGAATTAATACCTTTAATTGATTGAACGGTTGCTAATTCGTTAGCTGCCCAAGAGGATAGAAAAGAATACTCCATTAACTTGTATTCGTTAATTATACTTTTGTTCTTCACATCCCTTTGCATTACTTTATAGCCGATGCTTAACTCAGCATTTAATCCGCTTTCGTGCATCAATTTGATGTCGGTAAACATATCACGACTAACTTCTTTTTTAAGGTTAAATTTAGAAGTAGTAAGCAATCCATAAGAATCATTCACATCTATTTCTAAGGGTACACCTAAGCTAATAGTGGGGTTGTGGTCTTTTAGTACTCGAATACGTTTAAAATTCTCAGAAACCGTTTTATTAAACGAACCTTTTGCGGAAATATCCCCATCGCTATCGGTGTTATCGTACACGTTAGCGTATGCTTTAATAACTCCTTCGCTTTCGTCAAAGTCTTTTAATTCAAATGATACTTGTTTAAATTCCATTTTACTTTATTTTAATTAATTATACGGCATAATCTACACCGTAAAATATAACAACATTATGAATAGTGTTAGGTTGAGATGGTATAGTAAATATAGTGTTTACACCCTCGATTTTAGCAACAATAGGCTGAGCAAGTTGTAAATTAATAACTGCAATATCATCACCTATAGCGCCAGTCCTAACTGTATTTCGAAAACTAAAATTACCGCCTAAATTTGTTGCAGTAATAAAATTACCAACTGTGCCAGCTGCTACAGGTGCGGATAAAACCTTGTTTATCATAATACCCGTTATGTAGTGAACTTTTCCCTCTACAGCAGGTAATGTCACCACCAAGTCATTTCCAGAAACTGATAATCCATTTACAATTAAATTGTTATTCATATTTATTTATTTATTTATTACTCTTTTCTCATTAACCCACCCGTTGCATTTCTCTTTGGTACTAATGTCATAGCACATCGGCAATTTATTATATTACCCGCTAATCCTAATTCTTGGTCGCCCGGATACATCACCGCATTATTCCCTTCTTTACCATTCACTAAAAATAACTCCTCTAAATCCAATACTACATCATTCATATGTAAATGGTCGAATTGGTCTTCAGGCGTTACTCTCGTTCTCTCGCTTTGAATAGACACCCATTTCTTTGTCATTACTAACCTACTCGCTCTACCAGCTTGTAAAGTCGCATAGTTACTTATCGTAGTGCTTTCTGTTCTTGCTATTCTTAAAGCCTGCCACTTATAAAAATCATTACTATTTACTTTTTTAACAATTTCGCTCCTTACTTGCATTACTGTTTTATCCTCACTAACATAAGCGTCTTTTATTACTTTCACCACCTCGCCTATCATTGTTTCTCTAACTGTATTTATTCGCTGACCTATGGTGTTAATAACTACTGTATTTATCAAATTATTAAAGAAATTAGCAAAAAAAGACAATCCTATATCTTTTGTATCACTATCTATATTCCTTACCACAAACTCACCATGTTTCAAACCTATTGACCTGTACAACTCAATATACATGGTTTTAACGTGTTTTTTATCAAATGTAGCATCTACTGTCATTTGAGCATTATCTGCCGTTATATTAGACAAAGATAAGTTTTTTATAATTACCTTTAAATGTTTTTTTACAATGCGATAGGCTTGCTTTTCGTAGCTGTTTTGTAATAAAACATATTGTCTTCTATATTGGTCGGTTGTCATCTGTTTAAATAGTTTTTCCAATCACTTTTATAGTGATTTCTATTTCGTTTTTTATTGCTAAATCCTTATCAGTTCTCGTTAAAACCTCAATTAATCCATCTATTTTTACCCCTTTTAAATAGAGCCCAATAGCACCATTTTCTATTTTAAAATCTATCCTACCACTTTCTATCTCTTCCATAATATTAATTTTTATTCAAATGATTTATTAATGTCTGCAGTTGTCACTTGGTCTGCTCCAATAGGCATTAAGTTCATAGGCATATAAATGTTATCCATCCCTTCAAGGTCTGACGTGTCATATTTTAATGCTGTTCTAAACTCATTAGGTGTTATAGGTGCTTTACTTAACCAGTCTACCATCGCTCCCATATCCTCCTGCATTTCTGGTAATTCGCTAGCATCAAATTCTATAACGCTATTTTCGTACCCCTTGAATTTTTGTATAAATCCTTTGTTAAAAGCCTCAGCAAAAAGCATTAAATCAGGCATAATATTATCGGTTAAAACTCTCTTTTGAGCCGCTTTTAAAGTATCTCCAGCATTTAAACCGCCTCCACTATCATTATTTAATAGTTCATCATTCCATATTAAAACGTTGCATATTGTTTTTCTATCAAATGCTAAATATTCAAACGGTTTTAGTTCATCTGTAG